AACGGTATCTGTTGTGGAATATTGCCGACTTAAAGGTCGGGAAGAAATTTCTGCCGTTGGAACAGGATAGCAAACAGATTGCGCGGGAGATCGGCTACATCTACAAAGAGACGATCTTGATGGCGTTGATGAATATGCCGGGGGCGAATCGTGTCACCGAAGACGGGGAAGCGACAGCCAAAAATTATCTCAAGATGAACGGGAAGATTATGAAGTATGAACCCGTTCACGTGTTTTGGAAACCCTAGACGAAATGATGGACGAGCATTATGGATTATCAGCCAAACGAAACGTTGTTGGAAATATATGAACGTGTCTTTCCGGCGCTTTTGGAATTGCAAACTGCGGCAAAATTACACAACATACCAGATATTTTTCAAGACAACGGAGGCAAAACGTATGAAGTCTGTTCGCGTTTGGGATTGACGCCCTTACCGGGACGCGAAGGCAATGATGCTGTGGACTCTTTTGGAACTGAGTACGAGATAAAGACTATAAATTTAGATGGAACGGTGACAGCATATTCAATTCATCACACTGTAACTGAAAATGTCTTGGAGAAGTATAGAACCATCAAGTGGGTTTTTGCCGAATACCGTGGTATTGAATTACAAGATGTTTACGTCGTGTCTCCAGATAAAATGAAGGAGTTCGTCGACCTTTGGCAAACAAAGAAGGCAGCCAATCCCAAATTCAAGGCCAGTTTACCTATAAAGATTGTGAGACAGATTGGTGAATTATCATGGTCAAAACACGCCACTCTTTTTTAACGTGCGCCACTCTCTTCCATTACCACCACGCATACATTTGCATCCGCGCTGCTTGCACAAAGAGTGCGAATCGGTTCACCGTCAGAACGACGGTTGTCGGATTACCACCGACACCTCCAACCACAAACCCGACAATCTTCTCCTGATCAATTGACACCACAGCAGAACCACTCGATCCAGGCCCCGAACCCAAATTCACAAGCATGGCAGATTGCCAGTTTAATCCCCATGTTTTCACAGGACGATTTATGCGAACTAACGCAATCTCCCCCCGCATGACTTGAAGCCCCAGCCCCGCAGGAGCCGAGACGTTCAGGACCTCGTCCATCGGTTCCAATGTGCTTGCATCACCAAGTTCTAAGACTTCCCACTCTTCGTCAGTAAACGCATGGAGTACCGCAAAATCGTCACCACGCGATTGAAATCCGGCGCCCTCCACATGGACGGGATGGAAGACCTGCTTCTCTTCATTATCGAATGAGACAAAGAACGACGCGCCCGAGACTTTTACCTTCGACGTTATTAGGTCATCTACCGCCACGCAGTGGGCAGCAGTGGCAAGGAGATAACCTTTCCGGGCATCTCGGTCGTGAGCCTCAAAAACAGTAGCAGTACAATGCATTCGCATTCCGCCGGACGCCGATTGTGAGTACAGAATGGCTGTGGCATCTCGTACCTTCTGACTAAGGGATTTTGCTGCGGCCGGCTGGGCCAACAGCAATACGCTACACACGAAAGCTATTAGAAGTTTTTTCATTGTAGGCCCTATCCGAGCGCGGCTGTCAGCCCTTGTAAGTTTTGCAGTGCTACAACCCCGGCTTCGCGGTTTCGTGCGTCTAGGGGTGGGGGCAGGATGTTCGTACTTCGGTTATCGAAGAAATTGTTCGTCGTCTGAGGTGCAACCACGGCCGTGGGTGTCAACGCCCCATCCCCCTCGGTGTCGGCCGCCGCCGGCGCTGTCCGGCCTCTTGCTGTTTGCTCGACCGGTGTTGGTGTTCGTCTGCCGTAGCTGAACGCGCCAACGCCAGACAAGTCGCGTGCATCCCGAACTTGTGCGGGCGTCTCTCCACCGGGTGCCGGGGTGCCGCTCGGAATCTCGCGCCGGTCAGCAGCCCACTCAGCCGGCCTTTCGTACTCCCGCATCACCGTGTTGTACGCTTCTGCGTATTCTTCTGGCATTTGTTCTGGCGAGAGATTGTAATCGGCTAGTTCCTTGATGAGAAATCCGACTTGTCCTTCAAATTCTGACCCTCCCGCTCCAGCGACATGAGCCCGCATATCCCTCGCTCGGTCTCCGCGCCATTGGGCAATTCCGAATGCGGTTCCGCCGTCACCCACGGCGTCTTCATCAAACCCCGATTCATCGCTCATATTTTGCATGACGGCTTGCGCTTGGTTATGCGAATACCCCGCATGTTCTAATTCACTTTGGATATAACCCCGTTTGCTTTGCGGGGCGCGGAATGGGCGGACTTGGTGCGGGCGTTCCGTCGACCTATCCAGCGCGAAGTCGACCGCACCAGATGCCTGCTCTTTAGTCCAATCCCACAGGTCAGGTATTCTATCGCCATAATCCGCAGCGAGACTTAAACCCATCGCCCCTAACAACGCCAGGCCGCCGGCGGGTATGCCAACACCCGTCATGGACGCAACCGCACCATAGGTGCCAAGGAGAATGGCCAGGGCTTTCAAATCTTTTTGCCATCCCTCTTCCATGTCTTGATACGTCCAGGCATCCATTCCAACACCGATGCCCGCTCCCAACGGGCCCATTACCTTAACCTTCGAACCGATGCGTTGAAGACGGCTTGCGTTAGTTGTAAGCCTCCCTGTTCTTCTGCCCACCGCTTTCGCAACGTCGTCGCTCTTTTTTCGGGCAGCAGCAACCCCGTCCTCTAGTCTCGCTTTCTCTGCTTTCCAGGCCGCCGTGCGCCTGTCGTAGTCGGCCACCCTTTTTTTGAACGACGGAGATGTCTCGATCTCAGTTGGGCTCGGTATCGGGGGCCTAGGTGCGTTCCCTAGTCCACTTCGTGCTGCGTTTGCCGCGGCGAGATTACTCTCAGCCGCATCGATGGCTCTTGAAATTCTTTGGGGAGTAGTCGCGCTGCGCGCCTCCATACCCGCAGCGGTACGTGTCATACCCCACGCGGTCGATTTCGCTATGCCCGTGCCAGCAGCAATACCAACACCTGGCACGCCGGCGGCCATTCGGACTATTTGACCCGTCGTGGGGTCCAGCCGCTCGCGTCCTTCTCCTCCTTCTTCTCCATCTCCCCATCCAAAGAATTTATTAACCAGCGCGAGTCCGCCGGCGAGAAGACCAAGACCAACAATAACACTACCAGTAGGTCCAAGGAATGTTAGGAGCTTACCCAATCCGCTAAAGAGACTACTGAAAAGACCACCAGACTTTTTCTCTTCTTCCACGCGAATGGGCGACATTGATATGTCAGGCCCGTCTGGTTCCTGCTCTGCGAGCCGATGGAGGGCCTCTTCTGCTTGTTTGTCGTTTTCGATTGCTTCGATATCGAGATTATTGGACTCCGCAGAAAGCTGCGACATACCGCGAAGAATATTCTCAATGGATGTGAGTCGGATCAGAATCTCTCCACTGTTACCAAGGCCGCCATCATCGCTAGGAATTCTTTCGGGACTGACGAAGTCGTCCTGACCCATGTCTTGCCTTGACATACGGTCACGGAGCGAGCCCACCCCACGCCCGGCACCACGCAGGAGTGATCCACTCCCACGTAGGAGCCCTCCACTAGCCCAGTTAATTCCGCGCAGGCTTTTGCCAATGGCCCACCCAAGGGGGTTTTCGGTGCCCTCGAATTTTTCTGCTGTCCAGTCTAGTGGGTTAGCCATGTGATGCCTTCATCTGTTGTTCGCGAATTCGTTCGTTCTCTTCTGCGATCCACTGTTGCAACAAAAGCACATAGATATCACGTTCATACGGCAGCATTGTGTCTAATTCCGACAACGAGAATCCGTGATGTTTCATAAGAGCGAAATTCATCTGATAATGGTTGGGCAAAGTCTCATGGCTTTGCCCTAATCGAAAAAATCTTGGAGACCCTCGAAACGCAGGGGCTCCGTGTAACCGCAGGTGGCACATTTAAAGGTGGTCTCATAGGAGACTGTGGGCATAGTGTTAAAGAATGATTGAACTCGTTCCAGTTGTTGTATGGTCAACGAGTCGACAAATTCATGAAGTTCTGCGGGTGTGGAATCGACTGACTCGTGTACGGTGCCGTTCTTTTCGACAATGGATTTGATACACGCAACAAGCACGTTTGTTGACGATGCGGTGGTTTCTTTTGTCCCAGACAGCGCGTGTTGTAGCATCTGTGTCGTGGGATATTGAAACTCGATAGTAATGTCGTCATTGAGCGCAATGATCTTGGTATGATCGTCTGGGGTCGTGATGACGATTTCATCCAGCGGCACACTGATTGGATTCACTGCACCGCACCGGCCGGCGTCGTCCTCATCGATACGTTCGTCTTTACTGCGGAGCATATTTTGGCATCGATACTTTATCTCCACGATATTATTAACGGACTTCCCGCGCAATTGTAGAAAAAGGTATTCCAAATCAAATGACGGAAGCGCCTCGACATCAATATCACCAAAGGTACAGTTCTTTAAGACTTGACGAATCGCCGATTCGATGTCCTTCGGATCGTCACTTTCTTTGGCTGTCAAAAAAATCTTTTCCTCTCGCACCAGATAGGGGCGATACCGAACAGGATCTTTAATACTATTCAACTGAAGCGTATATTCGGGTGTGACGATCTGCGGTAAACTCATATTCATTGCTCCTTGGGTGTATTTGAGATGTTACTAACTTATCATCGACCATTCATGTAATAGTTCGTTTTGTTTGGGTCTAAGTTGTGTTCATCGCCGAAGCGGCCCCACTCAAGTTGTTCGCCAACGTCGATCTGGCTGCCGGCGGCCGTCTGTTTCAAATGCCAATAGGAATAGGTGAAGGATACGGTGACTCTTTGAAATTCGTTCATTCCGGCCCAATCCACTTCGGAAGACTGTACGGTTTGGGGAAAGACGTTGAAGAATTCGTATGAGAGTGTTTCCTCGGAATCACCATCCTCTCCATTCCCCCACTCCCACCGAAATCGATCCGGAATTTGAGGACCGTTGAACCACCGGCTTACTTGATTGAAACGCCGTATGCCATCGCGCACGTTGCCCTGTGCGTTGACATTAACCCCCAAAAGGCCCCCGCGTCTCTTTTCATTGTATGCGCTAAATTGGTCTAGGATCATACCTGCTTGCAGTCGATAATCATCAGGAAACATCAAGAGCATGCCGGCGTCACCACCACCGGGAAGGGTGCGTCTTTGAACAACATTTTGCCATTCGTGAAAGAGGGCTGCGACATCATTGTAATGCTTACCGCCACGTTTTACTAGTGGTGTATAGAATTGACATTCATGGTCGGTGTAAGTTGTGAACACCGGATATTTCTCTTGAAGCCCATAGATACTCAATGTTGTAGTATCAAACGACCGACTCGGCGTGCGTGTTTGTTCGCACAGCAGTCCCTCTGCTAGCCATGTACACGCTTCAGGGTACCGCCTATTGAGAAAGCGCCCCATTCTGCCGCCTCCGCCGATGTTGGCCACAGGAATCCGGCAACGGAATTGGGTGCTTCTCTGAAGTCCGTTTTCGCCGATGACACCGTTTAAGAAGCTGTCGATATTAAAATATGCCATTAGTTTTCCAAGTCTGCAAGCGATTTATTCCAGACATCCAAACGAGTGGTCTTCGCAAATTGCTCGACCGGTAAAAAGAGTGCTACGTCCCATTCCGTCTCACCAACTTGCAGTAATGCGGTTCGCATAGAACTATAGCGATACCGTTTCACGCAAGGCTTGAAGGCTTTATATTTAGTGACGTTCTTGAACAACTCATATGTTACCCGCAGTCGCGTACGGAATGGGTTGCCTGTGCGCATCAATCGTTCGCTGTGCAACATATCGAAGAACATGGCGCGAACTCGATAGGGGAGATAATGTAAATTCAGCCCGAGAAACCCCCTCTCATCTTTTTCGAGGATGATGACCAATGGGAATCTGTCATAATGGGGCAATTTATCCGCATGTAACGGGACATATAGAAAGAAGTAGAGGCACCCCATGATTGCCGCTTTAGGCGAAATAAGCCGTTTGTCAAACTTGGATGTCGAAACGGCGTTGAATGTCTCGCCCCGATGCTCCGCTTGCCAGGACTGGAGTTCGCTACTGTAGTTCTGGAACCAACGTATTGCGCGACGTTCTTGCGGCAGCAGCCCGTCGCTCTCCTCCACACGGGCACGGAGAGATTCGAAGATATTGACGGAGGCCATTATTTCAGTTTTCCAAAGAGATGATCTTCGGTGAGCACCATAAATATCCATGCACGATTAGCGGCAGCACAGAATTTGGTCGCAGCTTCCCATTTGGCGTGATTGATCGCCACTTGGGAGGCGTCGCGATAGTAGCGTTTGGTCTTTCGTTTGACGACACGCAGTTGCGTCTGGGCTTTCGGTTTGATCTCAATGAGATAAACCTTCGGCCCATGTTTAGTTTGTGCTTCCAACCAGACATCAGGAAAATATCGATGCCCACGATTGTCCACCGGCGAGATATACGGAATACAGAACTCCTCAGACGCCCAGCGAAGAATGCCGGGTGTCTCGTCGCAATACATGAAGAATCGCCGTTCCCAACTAGAGCGATAGACGATTCCGGCCGCATCCCCAACATACTTGTCGGGATTACGAGGATGAAAAACACCCTTGTAGGCCATCTGCTAAATACTCCTAGAATGCATACTCATCATCTATTTAGCGGGGCGCTATAATGCCTCATGAAACGCCGGTCAACCCGGCCGGGTCAGCGGGACACATGGATGCCCTTCGTTCATGGCGGGCTGGCCAGCCCGCGCCCAAATTTGGGCCCGTGGTTCATAGGTATCCCATCGACATTGGTCATCCGCCTCATGAAAAGCAGATGTTGTTTGAGGCGAAGAAAGGACGACATCTCGGCCGTCGAGGTAATGTCGGTGAGGCCGAAACGCCGGATGATACAGTCGCGTCTGCGGCGCTATATATGCCTGCGGATGCGTTGAATACAGCGACGGCTGTCAATTGGGACGAGAGGGAGATTGGTATTATAGGCGGTGCGATAATAGAATCCTTTGCGACTGGTGATCCACCAACGAGTGCGAATATAGTAGAGAAACTCAAGGATGCCATTCCCGCCGGACTGGGAGGAGCGGCAATTGATGTGGCGGCGAAGTTGATCACGCCACTGATCAGTACGGCTACTGCCGGCGGCGACGGAAAAGCGATATTACAGTCTATGTTTGGTCAACAGGTCGATCCGCGCTTGGACATGCTTTTTAACAGGGTGCAGTATCGAACTCACACGTTCACTTTTACGTTAATTCCCCGCAATCAACGTGAAGCCGAGAATATCAATCAAATTTTGAACCTGTTTCAGTTTTATATGCTGCCAAAATACGGCAGTGCGCAGGACGGCAGCGTGCAGTTGGATTCGTATTTTATTGGATATCCCTATGAATTTGATATCACGTTGATTACTGGTGGAGGGAAGTCGCAGTCACCTCACATCAATAAAATTGACCGGTCGGTACTCACTAGCTGTACTATCAATCATGCCAGCAGCCAACGTGTTGCATTCGTGGGGGCTTACTATCCTGCGTCAACCTCGTTGACTCTGGACTTCAAAGAAGTGCGGCTCCAAGGACGCGACAGTTATAACAAATCAATGTGGCACGGTGACCCATCGACGCCTCATGATCCTAACGGGCCCATGACCAACGAGCAAGCACGGGAACTGGGGGGCACTGTGGTCACCAGCAGCGGCGTGATTCTGAAGAGCGCGATGACAGCCGTCCAGAAGTATTGGTATGATCTAGGCGTCACGCCACCATAAATTACTTTCAAAACCAGAGTAACCATGAACTTTTTTCAACACCAAGAGACCGTTCCCTATGTGTTTGGGGCGACACGTGATACGATGGTCCAATCCACGATCACAAATATTACCCAACGCGCCAGAATTGTGGAACGGCTGCGGCAGCATACCGCAATAATGCACGATTATGAGATTAGCGAAGGTGATCGCCCAGACACAGTGGCGCACAAGGTGTATGGAGATGTGAAATATACGTGGGTGGTGTTGCTGGTAAACAATATCATGTCGCTGTATGATTGGCCAATGATGAATGAGGAATTTGAACTGTATCTGATAGGCAAATATGGCAGCCTGACGAATTCACAGAAGCAAGGAACGCGCACAGACGCGGCCTGGAGTGCCGCGAAGTTCTACTATACGACTGAGGGCGACCGCGTCGACGCAACAACTTATGCGGGTCTGGGTGCGCGACAGGGAACGACCAATACACCCTATACCCAAGAGGTCGAGGACAACGACACGAAACGACGAATCAAAGTCGTGCCCACATCCACCCTCGCCGGTTTGGATAATGCGCTGAAGACATTGTATCGTACATAATATGGCAACACCCTTAACTGCGCCTCGTCAGGTCAAACTTCGCCGATGTAGTGTTTGGTCGCCAGGACTGTCTCTGCGAGGAATCGATGGCCCGACTCAGGATCGTCTCGAAACGGCTGGTGGTCAAGATATCTCTGCGAGTGTAGTGTCGATAGATATCTACGAAAGCATCTTTCAGAACACACTTTCTGGGACGGTGCGGCTCAAGGAATCAGATGGGTACCTTGAACTTTTTCCGTTGGTGGGAACGGAATATCTGATTGTTGAGTTTGCTATTGATTACCAAGATCCAGATCCAAATAATGAACTCGCCGAACAGGTCTTTGCTCGAATATTTCGTATTCGTAAGGTTGGCAATCAAACGTTTCCAAGAAACGAAGAACGAATCTATTCATTAGAGTTGGTCTCACCAGAATTTGCCACAAGCATATCCTCGCGCATGACCGAGCGGTTTACGGAGACGTGCGCGAAGGCTGTCGAAAAAATCATGGAGACGCGGTTACGCATCGATGATACACGTCTTGCTATTGTAGAGAACACGTCGGGAACGATTGATGTCCTTATTCCCAACTATACGCCACTACAAGCCATCAATTACTTTACGAGACGCTCGTTGACAGAAGAGGCGCCGTATGCCTGTAATTTTCTCTTCTACGAAACACTAGACGGATTTTATTTTAGGAGCATTCGTGGGATTCTACAACAGTATTCGAAGGGCAATGAAGTCGCAACCTTCCAGGTCAATGCGCCTCCGACTGCGCAGGCCATTAACGAAGCCCGAGCGTTTAATAGCATTATTCGACTTCAGCAAGAGCAGACGTTTGATGTGCTGTCCGATGTTACGACCGGCGTGCTTCGCAGCCGGATGTTGCATTTAGATTTCTTTGCGCGAACATTCGCGGAAGAGGATTCGCGATATACCGAAACATTCGAAACATTCAAAGACGACCACTTAGCCGAATATCCTCTTTACCCAGACAATTTTGATCAGGGTGTTGACCGCAACACCAAACTATTCACTGTGCTATCGGACACGACGAGTTCAGAATCCGCGTATCGATTGCAAAGCGAGGGACCAACCTCGCCCAATCGTATATACCAAGCGGTCGTACTGCGCAATCGACAATTGCGTGAAATTCAACATCTTCGCACGGTATTGGAAGTGCCGGGTCGGCCCAATTTGCGTGCCGGCACGGTAGCTATTTTGAATTATCCTTCAACGAGACTACTCGAAAATGCACATCCAAATTTGTGTGCGCCCGGGGTACAGAACCCCACACCATATCATAGCGGTCGCCATCTTGTAACGGCTGTACGGCACAATCTCGTCCAAATCGCGACAGGGGTGATGGAGTACCGTATGCACATTGAAGCGTCACGCGATTCGTTGGGTGCGCCGTTGATACCATATCCAGACGCGCCAGAATAGAGTATATTATGACATTAGACACAATTTCACATCGACTTGGGCTGGACGGCTTCGTTTGGTTTATTGGTGTCGTTGAAAATGTTAAAGACGACCCGCTGAAAGCTGGGCGATGCAAGGTGCGTATCTTCGGGTGGCACGATAAGGATACGAAGACGGTACCCACTGAGGATCTCCCGTGGGCGTATGTGTTGGTACCAGTTACGCATGCCGGAATGCACCCTAATTATAAGGAGGGAGATTGGGTGGTTGGATTCTTTTTAGATGCACATGCCGGGCAACAGCCCATCATCTTTGGTGTACTCCCCGCCATTACCCAACCGGTGGAATCATAACAGATGGCTAATCTCAATATTGGGTTTCGTGATCTGCGGACTCTTGCCGAACTCGCCTTAGGTGCGGAGCCACCACTGGGTCGAGCCGCTGCGCCAGCATCCCCAAAGTTCGGCAAGGCAGGGTTACTTGGTGCTGTCTCCGGCGCTGCGGCGATGACCAGCGGTGCTTTTACGGCGACTAAGTTTGCCATTCAATCGCGTGAGTCTGCGGTTGCGTTTTCTTCGTCATTGACGGACGCTGCTAAAGACTTTAATGCAGCCTCGACCGCACTACAAAAAGGGCACACCTCGATACAGGATGTGGTGCATCGTTCTACAGACGCACTGCCAGATAACACATTCTTTACTGCTGACGATTTAGTACAACCTTCTGGTATGAGGGCGGGGAACATCTCGCCGGCGAGTATAACTGCCTTCGCAACAAAACTCAGACAGCGACAAACACGAATCGCCGCGATGGCGGGACAGTTCGCGTCCATTGCGTCGGCCGCGACCCCGGTCGGTGTCATCATTACAGAAAATCGCAATCGCATTCCCAACCCACAAAAGGACGATATTGATCGTCCATCCCTTTCGCGCTTGGCGCAGGGCGGTGCGGCCGCGCAGCTTGACCGCGCCCTTAGAGACAAGCGGAGATTGTTGGTATCGGGTGTTGCTGTCGGTTCTGGTGCGCCCAGCTTCTGGAACCGTCACCTGACCAGTAAGCTGGCTCCTCTAAAAAGTTATATGACGTTGCCGGGGTACCATAGAGAACTGAACATGCTTTTTGCGGATAAGCAGGGTGGTGCATCGGCTGGAGGCGTCTGGAATGAACCCGAACCGCCGTATGGTGGACAGTATCCTTTTAATAACGTTCGCCAGACAGCATCGGGACTTATAGAGGAGTGGGACGATACACCAGGCGCGGAACGTGTCCATATCTTCCATCGCTCGGGGTCGTTTTGTGAGATGCATCCTGACGGAAAAGTGGTGTATAAGTGCATGTCCCATGGCTATCAGATTAGCATGGGCGACTATAATGTTAAAGTCAAGGGAGATTGTAACATTTCCGTCGATGGGAATGCGACCGTCCATGCGCAGGGTGAAGTGCATCTTCAGAGCGATGAAAGCATTAATATCGAGACGAAGAAAGATTTTAATGTCTTTGCAAAAAATATCAATCTTCGTGCCAAGACAAGAGCGAAGTTAGATGGTAAGTTGATAGATTTGCGTTATGCTAAACTGCCGGGTGTGCCTGTGGCGACGATGAGTGGGCTTGCGGTTCGGTTCATGCCGGCAGAATACGGACGAGACTATCCGCTCGCGGGAAGGCTGACGGCGGATCAACAACAGTTGGGCAAGCAGCAACTCCTCCAAGACATTGATAGCGGCAACACCGCACGTGCAATGAAAGTGTTAGCAGGCCTGGAGGTAGCGAAGGGCGTCCAGTCGCCGCCACCGACCGATTATGCCCAGGAATTGCCTGAGTTTGATCCGTTGAATCCAACGAAGCTGTCGAAACCTCGCGACAATCCGTTGGGCAACCCGCTCATCTATCACGCCACTACACAAGCAGCCCTCGACTATCGTGAAGTGCTGTTCGATACGCCCGAAGAAGTGCAGGATGCTGTACAGTATCAGGCGCATATGGATACACGCAAGGCGCTGAAAGACATCCCCGAAACGGTGGGCCCTGCACTCGGAGGAAATCGTACGACGCCGACATCGGTGCATACCGTTCCCGAGAACTTGCCTCTGGTCGAGTATCTGACGCGGGCGGACTATTACGGGGCGTTCGTAACAACGCCTCCCGGTCCGGTCCCGAAAAATGTCGTACTTGGGGGGACCAGCTTTACGGTGGGAATGTTAGCAGATAGTTATTCGCAACCCGACGTGGCGATATTCGTGGATAAAAAGGAACCACCAATAGATGAATTGGCTGGGTACATCCCAGGCAGCCTCCTCGGCACCACCGGCACCACCGGCACCACCCACGGCGCGCCAGACGGTAGCATACCAAACGAGCGCGCCACCGTATTTGATGTCCATGGTCGCACATCCCCTCTTGATGGCCAACCTTGGGATTTGGTCGATGAGACTAGCAGTAGCCTACACGGGAGTGGGGCATTTACTAACGCAGTGGTCGAAGCATTGGGACCTGAATGGGGGCATGTTACGAAGTCGGGTGCGCAAAAACAATACGGTGGCCACGCTATCGACGCAATAGCGTATAAGAGTCCCACACCGTTGTATAACGGCAAATTCGTTCAGGTGGTTGACATCATCGGAGGCAGCGGTGCGAGTGGCGCAGCGCCACAGTGGCATCCCACCGACCCGCCGGAAGGTAGTACACCAGATGGTGAACTGGGTGATAACGGGCCTTGGTGGCGACCTTAATCGTAGGAGGAGTCTGGAACAAACCAGAGTGAAGATATAACCAATGGCTTTCACACAACAACCACTCGACGCGCCCCCATATCTTGTCGGACCGGATCAGAAGGCGGTCGTGCTCAACGCGGA